GTTTCTATATCGTAGAAGAGTCTTTTATGTTTCATCGTGTAGGTATATTTTTAAACGCTCCTATAATAGTTAGAATAGGTTGTAATACATAACCTACTACAATACCTATAAGCAACCATAGCCACCATTTACCTTTTGCTCGTTCAGTACGTACTATCGTTTTACCTTCTATACGCTTCTCTTTTACTACGGTCTTTACGCTATCCTTATACATCGCTTTAACCGCCTTTAGAGAGTCTTTAAATCGCTTATAGTCGTATCTTACCTCGTACTTGGTTACTACGTTTGTATACGTTCTTATGATTAGTGAATCTCTAGGAATTATGATAGTATCGTTTGACGTTACTATTGTATCGTATATTGTAACGGTGTCTACGTCACAAGTAATCTTACCGCCTTTCTTTTTGTATTTCTTTAAGTGGTAGTCAGGAGAGCAAGAGTTAGCAAGAAAGATAATCCCTATTAGTGCTACACTCCAAAATAAAAATAGTGCTAATGCTTTGGTTTTTTTCATAGCGTTTTATTTGCAATATACAAATATTATTATATTTGCCGTGCGTTTATAAGTTTTAGGTTAGGGAGTGAGAAAGTCTTGCTCCCTTTTTTAGTACCCTTTCAACTCAATTATGCTACAAGCGTCTACAATAGATTTAACTGCTCTACGCTTCCAGTCTTCGCCCTCCATCAACTTTAACTCTTCACGGTTAGTATGGAAGCCTAATTCAAATAATAAAGCAGGACAAGACGTATTTCTAAGTATGTAAAAGTTCGCTTCCTTAATTCTTCTGTCAGGACTAATCCCATCGAAGTTACAAGCTAACTCTTGATGAAACCACCGAGCAAGTATATCGCTCTTTGTTTCGCCTTTTGAAGTAAATATGGTTATTCCTTTAGGACTAGTCCACTCTATACCATTACCGAAAGCGTCAGAATGTATGCTTATAAGGAAACTCTTTTTTTCTTTATGGAGTTCGTTTGCTTTGCGTACTCGCTCAGATAGTGGTACGTCCTTCCAGGTGTCTACCAACTTAACTACATCGAAGCCGTTATCTTTTAACGCATCGTAAATCATATCTACTAGAATACGATTGTTAACACCTTCGTAGAATTGTGTTCCATCCTCTTTTTTAGGGGAGCGTTTTCCTGCCGTTACATACTCGTTATTAAACGGACTTACGCCTCCGTGTCCTGCGTCTAAGATTATCCTCATTTTTTCAGTTTACCTGTTAGCCAACCTTTAACAAGTTCGTAAGCGTCCTTAACGGTATCATCTAAAACATCTGTGATCTCATTAGCTACCCAACCAACGGCAAAAGATACAAGCATAATAACTTTAGGCTCAAGCGTTCCGAAGAACATATCTATAATACCAAGTGTACCCCAAGCAAGTACACCTCCTGTTATCAAAGCTATCATTAACTGTTGACCGTTTAGCTTTCTTTTGATTCCTTTCATAAGTGAAGCTATTGTACCTACAAGCACCGCCCATAGGTCTGTATTATCTTTTATCATATCGCAAAATCTTGTAGTCTTTCATTTACTCGAAGTAGTGGGTTTTCCTTTCCCTCGTAGTTTAAGTTGCTTACTTGCCTTTTAGTTCGTTAAGTTCAGCGTATATCTTCAAGAGTTCAGCTTCCTTTTCTGTTATCAATTCTTCTTGTGTTGGTTCATCTACTTCGATAAACTTCACTTCGACAAGCCCATTGTCGTCATATATTTCTTCTCTTATTTGTGTCATATTTTTATTTTTTTTATGGTTGAATAAGTACCGCCGCCCAAGGGCCAAAATCAAATGTGTTAACACCCGATACACTTGGCGCACCAAGTGAATACGCTCTACCAATTTGTTTCAAAATAGTCACTATATTAGAACTAAAATATCCAACAGGAATCAAATTTTCCTTTCTTAACCCTCTTACAGTAACAGTACAATCTGCTTGAAAACCTAACCAATAAATTTCACCTGCGGTAAAAGTAAAAGCTGTTGTTGCGGTTTTTATTCCCGTTGTTGACATATCTAAATCAGTACTTGAATACAATAAGTTTCCAGGTCTTTTGTCGCCACTTGTTGGATGGTTGTTGTCGTATACCATTATTCTGCCCAATCCCGTTTGTGCTGTTTGAACATCAATTTTAAATGATGTTGTTGTAAATGTTGACATCGGTATATACTGAGTAAACAACATTTCATCCACTTGCATAGTGTTATTTTGAAAAGTACCCCCAGTGATAGCTGCTGAAGTTGGCCAATTAAAAATCGTTCCGGGATTTGGAGTTTGAAGTCCACCCGCAGAACCACCACCACCGCCTGATGCTCTAATTTCTATTTGTTCATTTCCCCCTGCATTTACTTTAGTCAAATTAATATTAGCGCCTGCAACTAATTTATTTTCTAAAAAATCAGTTGTTGTGTCGGCTGATGAAATTTTAACCTTTTCTCCGTTACTCGCTTGTGCCTTTATGTATTCCATTATTTAGTAGTGTTTAAGATTATTACTCCTGCAACGTCTACCGTTACCGTTATTAAATCGCCTTGTGAAATAGGATCTGTTAAAGTGTAAGCACTTCCATTTAACTCTAAAGTAGTAGTAGGAGAGTTAACGATATTCGTTACACTATCTATACTCATCGCAAATGGAGCGTAAAAATCTACCGTAGTATCATCTATTAATTCTACAACAAATTTAGGCTCACTTTGCACGTATGTTTTAATATCTCTTGCCGTAGTTTTTACGGTAGATGAACCTTGTACTGCTGGAACTTGCTCTGTACCATCTAAAGCACTAGCACTACTTAATTCACTTATTTTTACGTCTGCCATTATTCTCTATTTTTTTAAGTAATATTTTTAATTTCTCTATGTTCTTATCTTTTGGCTTATATTTTAAATGTACCATCCGCTAAAGTTAGTGTCCGTATCGGGGTGCATATCCCCGTTAGTATTAGAATTGTATTCAGGAAAAGTAGAAGTATTGAAACAGATATAATCTATAAACCTTTGCGTGTAATGTTGTGCTATATCTCTCTGCTTTTCTATTAGAAAATCTACCTCGAACTTTTCCGCATTTGTTGAGTTCTCCGATAAGTGCTTAAATACACCCTTATTAGCTACCGAGTAAGCTGCGAAAGGTAAATATTCGACCATCGCCCAATGAATAAGCATATCTTTTACGTAATCCAAAAGAAGTGCTTTGTAATCTGCGTTCGCTACATCGTCCAAAGTTCCCGCAGTAATTAAACTCTCGAACTTCTCTAGTAAATCCGTACCTAAGTAGTTTTGTATATGCGTATCTTGAGCGATCTTTACAAACTGAATAAATAAATCAGTATCTACGTTACCATTTAACGCAGTCTTCTTTACTATATCGTCTCTAGTTATTAATAATGCTTGTGCCATAATTATCCTCTATAATCGGGGTGGTGTCCTTGTCTCGGCATATCTTTTGGCATCATAGCAACCTCTTTCGGGTTACGTACACGATAACCAAACTTCTCCGCCTTATTTGTGCTTACTTGGTTTGTTTTAGGAGAGCCTATCGGTGCTTTTTTATCGAAACTTACATACGTTTGGCGTACCCATTTGTGGTGGCAATTTACACCGCCTTTGTATAAGAAAATATCATAAGGTAAACCTTTATGCCCGTGCGATTTATTTATACCCGCATTGCTCATCTTTTGAATATCCTCTTTTCGGTAAACCTTACTCGCTCTCATCATAGCACGGCAAAAGTCACGCTCGGGAGAATCGTTACCAGTATATTTGTAGCGAACCTTAAAATAAAAGCCATCTACTTCCTTATCTTGTGAACTTGATTTATTAGGCGTTGCTCTACCCGTTCCGATAAGTTCTATTAATTTGCTTAAAGTAGTTTTTTTAGGTTTTAGTGATTCCTCCCACTCTTGAACCTCTAAATCTAATTCTTCTTCTAGTTCGTAATTTACTTCTCGCTCATCTATTAACTCCCAATCTTCTCCAACTTCTTCGCCTAATTCATCTAACAATTTCTCTAGTTCAGAACTAAACGCTACTCTTTCCTCTTCCTGTTGTTGTTTCTCTTCGATATCCTCTAAAAGATTAAGTCTTCTAAAGTACAAGTCTAAAGCAATAGAGTTAAACGCTAATATCTTATCAATAGCATCTATAATAAGTTCTTGAAATGGCTTAATAGCAATGTTATAGAAATACTTACTAGCAACCTCTATCTCGTCCGCATTTGAACTAAAACCCTGATTATCGGTAGTAACCCCCACCAACATAGGAGAAACTACATTATGCCCTACTAATATCTTTTGTTCACACTCCTTAGATAAGTATTCGTAATGCTCGGGAGCATCGTTTAAAGGAATATCGTCTACCGTAGTTTTACTTTCTTGATTATTGTTGAATGCTACGATCACTTTTTGCCCTCGTGAACCTGTTAACTTATTAAGTACCTTTCTAGAGATTATGTTTTGTTGTTCCTCAGTAGGAACGCCATTATTAAAGTTAACTACTTTAGTACCACTAAAACCGTTTTGAACCTCATTGATTAAGTAATCGCCTATCTCCTCTTCTAGTACAGTATAAGGTAAGCACCCTTGGTAATCTAATTCACTAAAATACTTCATTCCTACCGAGTAACTCCCCATTTGTAGGATTTCTATTTTTTCTTTAGAAGTACCAAATTTTGGTATTCTCTTGGGTTCGTATTTTTTAGTATCTGACCAGTCATCTGAATAGTAATAACCTTCTACCTCTCCATCTTTATTACACTTCTCGGGGCGTATTAAATTAGTAGGTATGTGGTAAGCCTTTACTACTTTAGTGTGATTCTCATCGTAATGAACTTGAAAAGAAGCCGTACCGAATAACTTAACATCTAGTGCAACCTTACGTAAACAGTCATTACTTATAATAGTTTTGAACTGAGCGTAATCGTTTGCTCTTTTACTAGCGTTCATTGCGTGTAATCCCTTACCGTAAATAAGCCGTGCAATATTGTTTATTACGGCATTATTCGTAGGGGAGTTTCTATAACGATCTATTAACCAATTATAGTATAAATTATCCTCTCCGTATTCTACCCAATTTTCTCGCTTTGATTCTTTAATCGTTGGGGGTTCGTAAGAAGCTAGTTCTAGTATTTTAACTTCACTCATAAGTTATGTAATCGTTATCGCTTGAGTAGCTTGTGTACTCGTTATTATTTACCGTAAAGTTCTCTATTACTTGGTTAGTGCAAAATACCTTGTCTTTGTAGACTATTTCACTACCATTACTTACGGTTAACTTGTAAAAGTTGTTTTCCTTTAAATCTAATACTTCATCTATAACGGCGTAGTAATCTAGTTGGGTTATAGATATATCGTAAATAGTTTCTTCTCCAGTAGTTTCGTTTACTAAAGTAAGCGTATCGGCGTTCATTGAACGAGGTATAATCTTGAACGTCTGAGAAGATGCCGTTTCTTTTAAAACTATCATATCTATTTTACGCAAAAAGTATTTTTTGTTCAAGAAAAAAGGGTAACCCGATAAGATTACCCATTGCAAAAGAGTTATAATATTACTGTGGTGAAATACAGTTTATATATTATTGGTAAATTATCCGAATCTCATTTTATCCAAAAGTGCTTGTAGTTCTTTCCTTAAACCTTGCAGCTCTTTTTGTTGTGGGAAGTCTTTGGGGTTTATACCAAGGTCACTAGCTCTACTCCCAAATTCTGCTAAATCTTTATACGAAGCCTTTAAATCTGTTCTTGATTGGGTTTTTATTTTATCAAACTTAGACAATATATCTTTAAGCTCTTTAATATTAGTAGTGATAATACCGCTCCACTCAGATAACTTTTTAATATTTTCAAGTTCTACAATCTCAGAAGATAACTCTACCTTCTTAAACATCTTGTCATATAATTCTGTTCCCGTCATATCTTTTAAATTAAAAAACCCCCACCGAGTGGGTAGGGGTTAAAGTTAGTAAATTATTGAATTAAGAACCCGCTACGATCGTAAATCCTGCCGTTCCTAGTCCTGCCTCGTCCGAAGCATCAATAAAGTTCGCAGGTACTCGCTCCATTGCAGAAAGTGTTAAGGTATAACCTGAAAGGTCTCCCATAGCACCACCCGTAACGATAGAACCTCCCGTTACTTCTGCTCCGTGTTCTTTACCCATCAAAAAGAAATTGTCGTTGTTATCTTTAACGATTACGTGAGGTCTACCCCAAGTAAGTAACTTTAGTTCTTTATGTGAGTCAATATCTAGTTTCTTAAGTGTTACGCTTAAAGTTTGCTCAAAGAAAGAAGTTCCATTTTCCGTACTAGAGTTAATAGTAGTCTCGAAAGATGAGTTTCCTTTTAAGTCGAATTTATAAGCGTTTGGAGAACCCGTTACCGAAGCGATCACATCTGTATCTGTTACGTCCATCGTGAAAGCGGTAATATCTCCCTCATTGATTATGTAGATAGCGTCTAAACCTCCTACCGAGTCTTTACAAGGTTCGATTCTACCCATTGAAATATCACAAGCCATTTTATTTAATTTTTTAAGTTCATAAAAAAAGGGAAGGCATTTTACCTCCCCTTTCTAGTTTTTCATTCAACTATTAGTTAGCTGCGTTCGTGATTCCGTAAGTAACGATATCTTCAACGTTTGCATATTGAACACCCGCAGTCGCTCTCATAACTACACGTACATTTTGAGAACCGTCAAGGTCTGCCATATCCAAAACTTTAACCTCTTGGTGGTCAGAAAGAAGTCCAGTACCGAAGTAAAGGTTTTCTTTGTAAGTAAGGATAGCCGTATCAGCACTCATTCCGTTACACATTGCTACAGGAATACCATCAAAAGTAAGTGCTTGTCCTGAAGTGTACCAAAGGTTTCCTTTGTTCTCAACTCCATTTGCACCTACACCCGAAGCACCAAATCCACCCAAAGCACGTACATACGCTTTGAAGATGTTTTGCGATACATACAAGTAAAGGTCTTCACGTCCATAGATAGAAGCAGGCATAGCGTCTACGATCGCTCCTAGTTCATCTACTACGTTAGAAGCGTCTACTCCACCTGCTGCTGCTGCTACTTCTTGTGCTGCTGGTAAGTTAGCGTCTACTGAAAGCAAAGTTTCAAATCCGTCGAACTCTCCTGTGTTAGTGTCATCTCCTGCCCAAATGTTTTGCTCGATTTTTTGAGCCACTTTAGACGCTACGTGAGCGATAAGGAAATCAGAGAAGTTTTTAGGTAGGTTATCGTGTGCAGAGTAACCCATTTGTACCGCTTCCCAATCTGAACGGAAATCTTGTTTACAAAGTTCAAGGTTCACTTGGAACTCAAGAGGTTGTAGAATACGCTCAGTTAGTGTAAGTGTACTAGTAGAAGTAAAATCGCAAGAAGCATCTTTAAGGATAGCGTCCGTAGATACTTTCTTAAGAACCTCTTTGTACTTTACGTTTGGTTTAACAGTAATTAAACTGTTTTCGATAGTTGATGCACTCAAAAGTGCTGCTGCTACATACTTGCCCGCAAATTCTCCTGCGTAAGTTGTAGTAATGTTTGTTGTTGTTGCCATTTTTTTATTTATTAAATGTTATTTACTTAGTTTAGCGAATACTCTATCAAGTGTAGAAGCACCGTTTTTCTTATTTGCATATTTGAACATCTCTACCTCTTTCTCATTCTCAGGGTTATGAGTAATTGGTTTAGAAAGTTCTACTTCTTCGTTAACCTCTTCTACTTTTTCGCTTTCCTCTTCGCTTGGTTCAGCTTTAAGTTCTGCTACTTCTGCTTTTAGGTTAGTGATTTCTTGGCGTAGTGCTTCAATTAATGATTCATCAGCAGAAAACTTAGTTTCTTTAGTTACTGATTCAATGATAGTTTTTGGTAAAGGTTGCTCATTTGGAGTGTCGTTAGTTGCTACTTCTTCGGTAGTTTCCTCTTCCATTGGCTCCTCTTCTACTTCTTCTTTCATTTCCTCGTAACTAGCAATAATACCTTCTTCTTCTACGATAAGCATAAAGCCGTTATCTAGTTTGTATTCTCCTACGGGTACTGGAATACGATCTTCTTCGTTAACGATAAATACGTTTTCTCCCGCTTCGAATTTATCCGCTTCTAGTGTAGCTTCTCCTTCGCCTGTTGTAATTTGCTCTAGTGCTACTGCTTTTAATCCTACTGCTTTAAGTAGTTCGTTTATTTTTTCTTTCATTTTATTTATTTATTATTTAAGATAGCTTTTCGCTGTATTAATAAAGCTGTCTATTGTTTCTTGTGTTCCCTCTACTTCCTGAACTACTGAAACTAATTTTCTAACATTATCAATTTCGCTAGGGTTAATACCAAGTTCTTTTGCTTGTTTTGAAATTTGTTCTGCTAGTTTTTCAGCTGATTTTATTCCTACCTCAACCGCTTTTTTATTTTCTACTGCTGTATTATAATTCTTTCTTAAATCTCCTATAACAGATTCAATTTCTCTTAAATTACCGCCTAGCTTGCTTCTATTGTTCTTTATCTGTCCTAGTGCTTTCTCTAGGTTAGCCACAAAAATATCTAGCTCTTTAATATTTGCCAACTCAACAACCTCCGAAGAAAGCTCTACTTCTTTTGGTTCTATATTCTCGAAATGCTTGAGAACCGATTTTAGTGTATTCATAACTATTTTACGTTTTAATTATTATTTGTTCAAAATTCAATTTCTTGTTATTGTTCGTGTAGTATCTACGTTCGTTACATTACTTGTATTTCCGCCCGTTAAACTACCTATACCCTGCGCCTGTAATGAACCATCGCAACACTCTCTAGAGTAAGTGCCATCTTTACACATACAACCTCTAGTGCCTCCCTTTGGACTTGTTTTACTTGGTGTCTTTTTCATTAGTCGTTATGTTTTTGAGTTCGTTGTATAAAGTAAATTACATCGTATATTTCCCCATCATTGCTAGGTAATATCTTAACGCTTAATCCGTTCGTTACTACATCGCTATCGGCGTAAAATTGAAATTGTTTAGTGTAGGTATGTTCTACGTTGTTTCCTTTAGGGAATACCACCATATCCGATACCCTAGTATAAGGAGTACCATTACCACCCTCTAAGTATAATTCTAAGTAACCGTTAGCGTTCGATATCTTAGACTTAAAAGCTACCGTAAGCAAATAAACATCATTAGCAAATTCAGCGAATAACTTGCTCCCGTTGTAATAGTCAATACCTGAATGTATGTGATCATCTATAACACTACCCGCATTATTAGGAACGATAAACGGCGTACTAGCACTAAACGCATAAGAACTCGCACTAGTGTACTGAGTATCATCGTATCTTGCCCAACCCAAACCTAAAGAAGAAGCCTCTTGAGGGTACACCTTAACCATTTGGTCGTTAAACCCCATAAATAACGCTTCATCCGTTACAAGTAATCCACCTTGCTCTATGTTTACGTTATCTACTTCGGTTTGTGTTACCGTTTCTACCTTTACTTTGTAAGCAGTATTTTTCATCGCTCCAGTAGTGTTTTTGAGTTATAACTTTTATCGTAAACAGAACCCCAACTATTAGAAATGGTTAGCATTTCTGCTATTATTAATTTATCATCTTCGGCAATTAAAAAAGAATTTTTTTCACTTAAAATATTAATAGTTTCATTGCCGTCTCTTTTCCCATCTGAACCAAAGCCAATTTGATTTAAAACAGATTCTCCCCAACTATTTTGACTCATCTATTAATTCTTTTAGTTGTTTAAGAATATCGTTCTCTTCACTCATTTTTAAGTTCTCGAAGCCTTGATAAATACCCTCGATAGAGAAGCCTTTATATTCGCCACCTTTAACTTTACTCCACTCCTCATCGTTGTAGATTTTCATCATAATTGCCCATCCGCCTAACTGTGGCTTAATATCGTAAAGGTTAATCTTATCCATCTTTTCATTCTCCGTAACCCAACTCTCTATAACCGTTGCACCTTGTACGGGTTTCTCGTGTTCGCTAGTTACGTTGTTTAGGTTAAGATTACGCATATAAAGTTCTTGAGTCTTTGAAATCGTTTCCTTAGAGAAGTAAATGTTAAACTCAATAGGCTCATCTGCTCCCTTTGGTTTCATTCTACGATAAATACGCTTCTCAGGTATTAAGGCATAACCTACAACTATACGGCGTTCTTCATCTATTACCTTTAAGTTTATTTCATCCTTAGACAAAGCAATAAAGTTCTCTTCGATCGCAGGAGATTCTACTAACGAAACGGCAAATACTCCGTCCTCGTTTTCGTCCTTTATAAATAATTCTATTTCTTGCATACTTATTTTACGTTTAAAGTGTCGATTGTTCAATTTTATTACGTTCTAAACTTTGAGCAGTTGTAACATCTCCCGCTACTACATACGCTTGCATAGGAGAACTTCCTAAAGTTTCCGCTAATTGGTTAACTCCCGTATTACCTACTACGTTAAACGTAGGTGCTTGTGTAGGTGCATTAGGAACGGAGGCTACCGAACTAGAACCGCCACCGCCACCGCTAGGATTAAATTTAGTTCTAGCAATACTCGCTATTTGTGCTGCTCCCGCCGTTGCTGCAATACCCGCCTCTACGAATTGAGCACCAGTAGCCAACTTAATAGGGTTACCTCCCGCCGTTAAAGCAGCCGTAATCGCTTGAGCCGTGTTCATTATAGCTTGCCCCATACTTACCGCCTTATTGATGTTGAACGCTCTTCTTTGTGCTTCTTCGTTATCTCCCGCAAAAGATGTTATTAACTCTCCTATTGCTCCGAGTGCATCTTGAGCCATTTGTAACTGTTTATTCCTTTTTTCTTGTTCGTCTGCTATCTCTTTCTCGTCCGCTTCTTTTTTCTTTGCGTCCGCTTCCGCTGCGTATCTGTCGTTTATGGCTTTTATATCTGCGTTCTGTTGCTCTGTTAAAGCCTTTTCAAGTTCTGCGTTTCCTTCAGCTAGAGCATACTTCGCTTCATAGGCTTCTACTAGTTCAGCTATTTCGTTTTCTTGTTCGCTGTTTCTTATTTCCTGAAGCATTTTATATTGAAGGTCTTCTAATTCTATCTGCTCCAATCTAGCTTGTTCTTCAGCTAACCTTTTTTCTTCTGCTAATCTTTTAAGTTCTTCGTTCTTTTCTTTCTCCGCTTCAACTGCTGCTTGTGCCGACTCCTTATACATATTGCGCTTTTCGGTTTCTTTCTCGGCGTTGAAAACCTCTAAATCTACCCTAGCACTCTGTAACGTTTGGTAAGTCTCCTTAGTAGTTTCTATTTGAGTACGTAAGGCATCTAAAGCGTTCTTCTTAGTTTCTTCGTCTAATTGTCCTAGTGCTGCCTTTGCTAAAATTTCATCACGTAAAGCAAATGCTTTCTGCTTTTGTAATGCTAGTTCTTTTTCAGCAGATTCAATAATGAACTTCAACTTCTTACGTTCTATCTTTTCTATCTCCTGTTTAGATTTACCCTCTGCTTGTGCTAATCGTATAGCATCATCAAATTTCTTAGTCTCTATGCCGTTCGCACTCTTTAACGCTTGTATTTCGGCTTCAATAGATCGTAACTTGTCCTGAGATACTTTTAATTGCTCCGTTGCTAGTTTCTTAGTTTCTTTTAGTTGCTCTATGTTCTTTTGTTGAGCGGGTAATAAATCGCCTACTACCGTTAAACTAAAGTCCTCTAATAGTTTCTTGTATTTATCCCAGTTCGCTATTAACTCGCCTAGTAAAACAATAATAGCACCGATACCCGTACCAATTAACGCTTTCTTAAACGTGCTTAATGCCTTAACCGAAGAAAGAGTATTTTTACTAAATAACTTAACACTAGAAGCTAAACCTCTAAAACTTGGTATCGCCTCGCGTATGCCTTGAAAACCTTGAGAGATAGCCATAGCAGATTGCACCTTTAGTAGTGCCTCTTCTACTTGTGAACTTTCTACACCGAAAGTAGCCATAGCACCCTGAGCAAGTTCAAAACCACTCGCTAAACCACCGATAGAACCGCCTACTTTTTGGGCAACAGTTTGGCTCATTCCATCCAATACCATATCGGTATCTATGATTACTTTTTTCATTCGAGCGACTTCCTCGCTCATTTCAACGAACAGTCGAGAAGAAGTATCTCCCGCGGAAGCCATTTCGTAAAGGCGATCTTCTAACTCCCCTATGGCGAAGTTCAAAGGTTGTAAATCTTCCTTCTCTAACCTTTCAGCAGTTAGCCCAAACTTCTCTAACGCTTTTATACCCTCCGAAGCGTTAACGTTTAAATCTACAGTTTTTTCGATTGCCATTTTTTAATTCTTTGCTTTTGTTTAACTAGACCGTTTACCGTTTCCTCTAGCTTATATCTTCCTTTTGCGAACTCTATAAATTCTCCTTCATTATAAAACTCGTCTATCTCTAATAACTTTAATACTAGTTCGATCATACCTTTATTCTATTTG